AGAGCTGTCAGACAAGAAGGGCTAGTGCGGTCTTCCCACACTAAAATCCGGATACCCAAAAAAAGCCGCGGCGTACTTCGCCAAGGGATGACGGCGAAGTACGCTTTCATGCGTGAGCACTTGGGCGAGTTCAGGCTGACGGCCATGTGTCGAGTGCTTGGGGTTAACCGCAGTGGCTACTACGCATGGGCGGGCAATTCGGGCAGGCCGCGTCGTCGTGAGGATGATCGTCTGCGCGGCCTTATCAAGCACGCGTGGTTGGCAAGCGGGACGGTGTACGGCTACCGCAAGATCACCCGGGAACTTCGTGAGGCCGGTGAACGTTGCAGCCGCCATCGTGTTCGACGTCTGATGAAGGCAGAGGGCATAAGGGCAGAAATTGGCTACGGCACCAAGCCGCGCCATCGAGGCGGTCCGCCTGGGATGGTTGAAAACGTCGTCAATCGCGACTTTTCGCCCGCTGCACCAAACAAGGTGTGGGTCACTGACATAACATACATCCGCACCTACGAGGGCTGGACTTTCCTGGCAGTGATCGTCGACCTTTACTCACGGCAAGTGGTTGGCTGGGCGATGCAGTCCCAGATGACCACCGACCTTGTGCTGCAGGCACTGGTATCGGCGGTGTGGAAGCGAAAGCCTGCTGCGGGCCTGATCATCCACTCTGACCAAGGCAGCCAGTTCACGAGCAGCGACTGGCTATCGTTGCTGAAGCAGAATGGCATGGTTCCAAGCATGAGTCGGCGTGGAAACTGCCATGACAATGCGGTGGCTGAGAGCTTCTTCAGTGCACTGAAGAAGGAGCGGATCAAGCGACGGATCTACCCGACCCGGGACGAGGCGCGCTCGGATGTATTCAATTACATCGAGATGTTTTACAACCCAATCCGACGCCACGGTTCCGCTGGCAACCTGGCCCCTGTAGAGTTTGAACGGCGCTACGCGCAAGGCGGCTCATGAATGTCTACGGAAGTCTGGCCGGTCCAGTTCTGTCGATGCGCAACAATGACAGCGCCCACGGTCATCGCTACCGCCCACACAATGATGATTGCGGCGAACAGAGTCATCTGTTGGAAGGTGGACAACGTTTCCAGGAAATTCATTGGATACCTCGCGGGAGAATGCGGCAGCAAGCCACCGGCACGCGCTACTGCGGGCCTTACTTCGCCTCTGCGTCTACAAGCCCAGCGCGAATTCTGACGCATTTTTCCGCTTTCTGGGCGATCAAAATTGCTATCGACCGATCAGGCGTGCGGGCGCTATGGCTGCAAAGTGCGGGCGGGATGGCTGCATCAACGACGGGAACTCTTCAGGCCGTAAGGCTGGCGTCAAGCCGGGCGGGGAGGGCCATCCGCCCACACTTGAACTTCTGAATGCGCAATGACACTTGCAGATCAGAAGCAAAGGCGCAGAATCAAGGCTCAAGTGCGGTCTTACGGTGTGATCGTGGCTAGACCTATCAGCAACGAAGACGTCTATTTGGCTGTCGAGCAGCTTTTGAGAGATGGCTTACCGCCGACCCAAGCTAACGTCAGGCGGGCGCTTGGCGGGAAGGGCTCTGGGCCAACTCTATCCCGGGGCATTGACTCCTGGTTCCGAGAATTTGGGCGTGCCGCGATGTCTCTTAGAGCCTCAGCGGGTCCCGCCAGCTTGATGGCGAAGGAGAGCGCCTGTGAGGTGGCATCTTGTCTAGAGGCAATGACGGCCCAGCTGAAGACGGATCCTCAACAAGACATTGGTGAGCTCTTTCGATATGTGCTTGAAAGATCCGGCAACCTTTTAGAGAAGCTGGTCGCCAGGGAACGCGAGCTTGACCAACGAGCAGCCGACCTGGAGACGCTGAGAGCAAGCTTGTGGGATATGACGCCGGGAACGACGCAGACGACTGACCCTTAATAGATGGCCAATCTATAGCGCCTTATCAGGCCACAAGCAGTCATTGCCGAACAAGTAACAGATTTACATGGCGCTTGGCAACAGATTTACCTGCTTCGTCAGCAGGCAAGAGCCGAGCCAGAGGCTCAGCCATTGCCACGCGGAGCCGACGAATCGTGCCAAGGCCGATACAGCATTTCGCATAATGTATATTATGTGCAAGATACTGCGGGGCTGGTTGGCACGGCGCTTGCCTCGTCCCCTGATCCCGCTGCGGCATGGAGCCTGATTGTGCGTGATCGGAACCTAACCGGCCCTTGGGCCGGTTTTTCGTTTAAGGGTGGCCGACTGGTCACCCCCGAAGGCCGAGAGCTGGAACCCCAGGATCTGGCCTGGCTGTCCCTCACCGCCGCGCAGGCACAGGAATGGCGTCGGATGATGGAGAGCGGCCGCGCGATCGGCAAGGCCCGGAAACCTTTGTCGTTCAACGCCGCCAGCGTGGTGAACCTCTCGGATGCCTTGGCACAGCGCCGAGAAAAACGGTCATCAGTGGCGATGGCTGGCCCTGACGCCGAACCGCCAGCGGCAGTCCTGCCGGTACCGGGGCCGAAACGCCGCCAGCGCGTGTAAGGCGCTTCCGTAGGGGCGCTGCCCCTACACCCCGGCTAGAATGCGCCCAGGACGCCTTGGGGAGCCGTATGGACCGCGAACGACACGAACCAACCTTTAGCGCTCCTGATCTGCATGACGTGCAGTTCCGGGGAAATCGAAGCCGACCAGCCCGGCAACAAGAGCCAGCTTCGCCCTGGCTCTACATCGGAGTAAGCGCCGCTTTGCTGGTTGCAATCGCGATGGGGCTAATTGAATGGAACGCGCGACGGCAGGCAGCCGCAATGACGCGGGAATTGATGCGCCCAGCAACACCCGAAGAACAAGCCCAGTTGGACCGACAGGCTGCGGAATGGGAAAGGAAGCTACAGGCCGAAGCTGCTGCCGAGTCGGCTCAGATCCAGCGGGAACTATGGGGCGCAATTGAACGTGCAGCCCCTTCGCCGCGTCCGTTGGGTGGCGATGAGCGCTGCATCAATGGTCGCCGATTCCAGCGCATCGAAGGCGGCTGGCGCGACCGCCCCAATGATCCCTGCTAAGCCCGTGACGCGTCGCAGAATCTAGAGCTTGGTAGGGATCGTCGGGGTTGTCATGTACGAAGACGTCTGATGCGGCGGCGACTCAGGGAAGCTACCCATTGCCCTGTCGCCACGCTGCACCGTCACCCCTTGCACAGATGCCGTGGCTTGCGGTTGCGCCACCGGAACACGCCTACCCTCGCCCTCCGACTGATCCGGCCTTGGCCGCGAATCGCGCTCACGCGCAATCTGCGGATCCTTGAACGGATTATACGACTCGCCCCAGCGTGCAATGTCACGGCAAACGTCATCCCGCACTGGCACAACCGGCCGGGTGTTCTGTTCCGTCACGCACCGGCAGCTGTTCTCTGTCGACATGCAGAAGATGTGCGGATCACTACGGAACTCACGGCCCGAGTACCCCGGCGCTGACCATGCAACGTCGGCCACCTGCGGCGTGATTGCCTGGACGTATTCTTCTGCCGACCGGCTCTCGGACCTACCACCGGCATTACGCGAGGGACGACCGGCCGGGTCAGTCGGCGGCGCCGTAGCCGCCGCCTCCTTCAACCCGGCCGCTTCGTCCTTCTTTTTTAGCCCCGTGTAGGCCATATAGCCGAAGGGCAGCGCGAATAGCACCAAGGCAATCGGCGCAATGATCAAAGCCTTTTTCAGCAGCGCGGGCATGCGGTACTTGACCGTATGAATCTCCGCGCTCTTGTAGTACTGGAAGTACTTCGCCGGTAGCGTCCACATCTCATGGTCGTACAGGCTCTTGATGCGTTTCAGACCCTGTCGAACCTCATCCATCACCTGATGGTTGCGGAAGATGAACGTTTTTTCCTTGCCCGACTGGCGCAGCAGGTGTTCATGAAATCCGACCAAGCCGCGAAGATGCGTGTCCAGGTAGTTGGGCTGCTGGGTTGCCAGCACCAGCCGCACACCGCTATGCCGGATTGTCTCCATAGCGCTGATGTACTCAGGCGGATCACCGCCACGGCGCGCACGGAAGTACTGCTGAGCCTCATCAACGAACAAGACCGCACCAGCCGGCAATGAGCGCCAGTCGGTAGGGTCTGCCCAAGGCGTAATCCCCGGCACGTTGATGCCGTTGATGTTCGTCGTAAATACGTGCTGCCCCTGCTCTACCAAGTCCGCAATGCGCTGAACCATCCGCAGAGATTTCCCGGACCCCGGAAGGCCCGTAAGAAGCGAAATTGAGGCGGTATCACCGATCACGTCGGACTCTCATATTTCCGGGAAAGGAAGATGCGCGAGGCGCCCTGAATTCCGTAGGCGCTCAGGCACAGGGAAACGAACACATCGATGCCAAGCGCATGTACCCAGTTGGCGATGTACCCCGGAACGGAATTCCAAGCTGTAATGGCCTGCTGAATGATCGGCTCATAGATGAACTCTTGCGCAGCGAAGCCCAAGCCGAGTGTCGAGAGAATCTTCGCCACCCACAGCCCGGCGCGAAGCTTGATGAGCTTGTTGAGCATCCCGGCCAAGCCGCCGAGCATAGGACTGTCAAACGATAGCCAAGCCATAAATGATCACTTCTTGAAGAGGATATACATAGCCGCAAGAACACCAGCCGCGCTCACCATCTGCCGGATCATGTCCAGCACCGTGTACAACTGCGCTGGCGGTGCCCAGGCGGTGCCCATAATGTCAATGGCGGGGAAAAGCTCACCGCCTCCCAGCGTCAACTTGCCCCGATCAAGTCCCTGACCATCTTGTCCTGGCCCCTTCTTCCACAGATCGGAAACAGCGGAAGCCTCGTTGTCGCCGGCCGCGTCTGCGGCACCGGCTGCAGCATCGCTAGCGAGCTTGGCGCGATCATTCTCGGCTGCACAGCGCCCGCGCCACTGTTGAAGGAGCGCGGCATACTCTTGCGCCTTGCACCCCTTGCCAATGCAGACTGGCATCGCATTGCAGCTTTCACCACCGACAATCTCGTCCTTAGTGGTGTTGCACTGGTTCTTCCATGTGTACCTTAAATGCAGGCATTTCAGCGTGTCGCCGGTACACATCGGAGGCGCCTCGCAATTCCCGCTATCGGTAGCAGAGTCACCCTCGCCTTCCTTGTCCCCGCCTCCGCTACCCCCGCCTGGCGTGCCGTTACCGCTAGTGTTGCCACTGCCGTCAGGGTTGTTGTCTCCGCTACCGTTCTTGGCACTCCCCTTACTGGTGCCACCGAAGTTGGTCACGTTATAGGTAACGCACGTGTTGTTGATGCACGCCTCCTGCTGATGCCCTTCCTTCCGCTGCCAATCCTTGTCAGGAGCAGGTGGCGTATCAGGCGGTGTAACCGGCTTGCCCTTTTCGTCGCGAGTCTGACCGTCCTGGGCGTCGGTCTTCTTGCCCTTCTCGCTTGGCTTCCAACAGAACGTTTTGCCGGTTGAAGACGTTGCGCAATAGTCACCGTCCGGCTTCTGGCAACCTGTTTGCCCGTTGCCAAGCGCGGTGCACTCCGGCCCCTTCGGCTTCGTCTCATCATCGGTCTTTCGCGTCTCATCCGGCTGATTGATATCGTTGGCGTTGATGTTCTGCGCATCACAGGTATCGCCGTTATATGAACGGTTGCGCATGCCATAGAGCTTCACACCGCCAGTTGCCGACGTGAATGCCTCACCCTGGACCTTGCAGCCAGTAACACAAGTAGGTGGAGGCGAGTACGCCAGCGCCGCATCAGCCAACGCCTTTCCGTTCCGCATCGAACATGTTCCACCGTAGTAGAACTGCTGAACGTCCGATCCATCAGAGTTGTAACAGCGCACTGCACCAAAGCCGCCATCGCTCTGGACCGCGCAATTGTAGGTACCGTTGCCACTACTGTCGGGTTGCCCACCCGTACAGTTCTGGGCAATTTTGGGCTGAGCGCCGTTCGGCCCCGCCGCATCTTTAAGGCGCGAGAAGGTGCGCGCCACGGCTGCCTTGCACATTGTCAGAGCAATGCCTTGATCGCATACCCGGCCACTCTGCCCGCCAGTAGCCGTAGGGCAGTCGGAGGCCGCATGCGCATCCGTTGATACCGCCATCTGCGCAAGCAGTGCCGCAATCAGGACATACGCAATGCGACGAACAATCGCCCTGGCGAACATCCGAGCAAGCCAACGCATCATCGCATCCCGTCCGCGAGAACCTTCGCGCCCAAAAGCCACACGATCAGAAGAATCAAGCCTTCCATTCCGTTCTCCCCAGCAGCAAGGGGGGAGGCGCCTCCCCCCAGCCGCACAGATGCGGGTTTACTTCACGATGCCGAAGGCCTTCAGCGCCCACTTCGCCGCCACCCACGCGGTATAGATCAGGATGCCGGCCGCCAACATGGCCGCGATGCCGGCCAGCACGGACGCCGGATCGAAGGTAGCGGTCTGCTGAGCGAAGGCGAAGCCCGGCAGAGCCGCAGCGGTGGCAACAGCGGCCACAACTCCCGACTTGATGGACGATGCCTTGTGCTTGGCACGCAGGATCAGGGATTCACGGTTGAGCTTATTCATACGTCGTCACTCTCTCTAGGGTTGATCAGGCGAAAAGCTGCCAGCATCGCGAGCGCGCAGAAGATGGCAAAACCGACCGTGTTCGCCTGTTCCACGGTCGGCAAGTAGTCAATCCACGAGGCTTGATCGACCCACGCGGATTGGTCGCAAGAGCCGTCGCTCGCAGGCGTCGGATCAATGCATGTAAGGACTCGGGCCATGCTCAATCCTCCCCGCGAGCCTTAAGGAAGGTCTGATCAAAGCGCGCTGATGCCTAGATTTCAGCGCCAAGGCGCCTG